ATAAACTTTTTGCAGATTTTGACGCTTACAAAGCGGGTAAAGAGCCTCTTTATGACCGTCTTGTTGAGTTGAGCAAAAAGCATGGGATTAACGCTAATAATCTAAACGAGCCTAAAAAATACGTTGAGCCAAGTGAAGCATATAGATTATTGGCGGGTGAAGCGGAAGCGCGGAATGTGCAGACCCGCATGGATTTTACGCCCAAAGAAAGGGCGGCTAGACCGCCTTGGACAACGCTCGACGTTCCAGAAGATGAGTTAATCGTGCGTAGAGGATATGGCGGCTCTAGTTCATTGGGGGCCAACAAAGGGCCAACCGCCGCACTGCCGGGGTTGTTGAGTGATATAAGGCCAGCAAGAGAAAATATGCGCACCGTAATTGATTCAAACACAATCGGCGGTCGCGTTGTTGGCGACGAGACTGTGCCGATTGGATTGCTTTCTGGCGGTGCGTCAAGCTCCGCAAGAGCGCAAAAAGCGATTGATGATATTGCTGAAAGTATGTCAGGGCCAGAAGGTTTTATTGAGAGGCTTATTGTTGACCAAGACAATAATGTAATTGAGGGCGCACATAGGCTTGAAGCTTTGCGGAAACTTGGCGTTGATGAGGTTCCCGTTACGCGGATTGTAGACCCGCAAG